TTTCTATTGTTTTATGTATTGCAACATAACCTCTGTCTTTTTTTGTTGCTATTTCCTCTATACTTATTTTCTGATAAAATCTCATATCAATAATATCCTGATTATATTTTTTTAATGTTTTAACTAAATCCTCTACAATTTTAATTTTATTTTGTAATTCATCCTTATATCTTTGTTTTTCTTCAATTTTTTCTTGTGCATTTATTATTGCCTCTTCTAATTGTGATTTTGTATAACCTTTTGCTTTTGGTAAACCATCCATATTTGCACTTTTTAAATCGTAAATCTCCGCTTGTATTTCTTGTATTTCACTACTTGTAATACTTATTCTTAATTTATATACATTATAATTTTCTAATACCTCTTGAACATTCATCTTTTGTTCCTCCTATTCTAAAAAAAATATAAATTTCATTTTAATTTCAGCCATTTGACACCTCCAAATTTTCCATTGTGTTTATTTTTGTTTTTTTATTATATACAGTAAACTTTCTTGTTTTATTCTTACAGCTGTCTATGGTTATCGTTTTTTATGTTTTATTGTTTTGTTTTTTAAATTTTGTAACAATATCATAATATCTTAAATATGTATATTTTTCTTTGTTCCCTTGAACTATTTTATTTATATCATTTCGTTGAATTCCATTACTTTGTAACAATTTAATAAATTTCTTTTTGCTTATTTTTTTATTCCAATTAGAATTAATAACTTTAAATACTTCATCAACTATTTTCTTTGTTATATCCGCTACATCTGCACTTATTTCTGATAATGTCTTTGCAATTCCTTCAAATGCTTCTGCTACTGGTTTCATAATATCATCTAGCATCTTTCTCATTTTCTTTTCCGCTTCTATATATTCTTTTTCTGCTACTCCTATAGTTTTATTGTCTCCATCACAAATTATTTCAGTAAAGTATCCACTTTTTATTAAATTTTCAGCTTGTTTGATTGTAATATTTTTATAACTAATCTTTTTTAGCATTGTTTTCTCCTTTTAAATTTATTTGTAATTGGACTTCTTTTAACATCTTTTCTTGTGCTAAATTATAAAATTGTTTCTTTATCTCAAATCCATAACAATTTCTATTCATTTCTGCACATGCTCTCAGTGTACTTCCGCTTCCAGCAACTGGATCAATTACCACATCTCCTTCGTCTGTAAATATTTCTATTATCCTTTTCAATAATCCGACAGGTTTTTGCGTTGGATGTATTTTAGGATATTGTTTAGAATTATCTCTTTTCCATTCAAACCAGTTAAATATCATGTGTTTTTTTCCATCTAATCCAATATTATTAAATTTTGGTAACTTATCTCTATATAATACAACTGCATATTCTGTTGCTCCCACAATTTTCATATTTGCCTTTAATACTTGTGCAGAGTAATTTTTTACAAATACTAACGGATAGCTTTTTAGTAATCCATGTTTCTTTCCCTCATCAATAACACTTTGTATTTGTTCAAATGCACAAAACACAACCATTGCAGGTGCTTGTCCTTTTTCTTTTGTCTCTTTTTTTAAATACCTTGTGCAGAAGTCAAAAAAATTATTTATTTTGAAATCTTTATCTGTATCAAAAAATGTTTTATTTGCTTTATCACTTTCTCCGTTTTTATTATCTCCACCAACATACCACATTGGATTACTTGCATAAGCATTATTACCTAAATTATATGGTATATCAGCAATTATAAGTTGAGCATGTGGTATTCCATATCTTTTAGCATTTTCAAAATGATCATTATACAATTCAATCTTTAGTCCCATTTTACTCCCTCTTCTTTCTTATGTTTATTTTTTTCTTTTAAAAAATTCTTTCCAAAAAGATGACATCTTTTCTATTTCTTCCTGTAATGACTCCACTATTGGTTCTCCTATTTCCATAGCCCATCCAATTATGTTTGCTACTATCCAAAAAATAAAATATATTGGGCTTAATAAAACAACTAATAATTTAAATAATATTTCTTTCATTTTTCCTCCATCTTAACTATTCTTTATGACATTTATAAAATTAATTCCATATTTTTTTGCTATTAAATATGTAGTATAGCCATCAATCAAGTTATTGTCTTTATCAACAACTATTTGTGTTTCAAAATTTTGATTTTTTTTGAAATATTCTATTCTTTCATTCATTTTTTCAGTTCTTGGTTTTTGAAATTCTTTAGGTATTCTTATATCTTTGATTCTCATTATTTTTACTTTATTGATTTTCTTTAAATCATCTGTTAGATCATTTATAATACTAAATTGCATTCTTATTAACTTGTCCTCTTCATATATCATTTGATCTTTTTCTTGAATTAACTTATTGTCAAAATATTCTATTAGTGCAATATTTCCCCATAAAATTGCACATACTATACATGTAAGATTTTTAGAAATTATGGAAATAACAACTTCATATACGATCATTATTAAGCAAAACAATATAGTTGCATTTCTCCATTTATCACTTTTTACTTTTTCATTATAAAATTTCTCTTCCAATTTATTCTCTTTTTTTATTTTTTCATTGCGACATCTATAATTTCCATCCATGGTTCTTACTATATTGCATAAATCATTTTCGTTATATCTGTTTGCACATTTGCTGCATACTTTCTTAATATATTCTTTATCATTCATTTTATTTTCTCCCTTCTATTAGTTCTTGTAACATCTTTTTCAAAACTACTATTGCATATTTATTAAATTCAATTTCCGCTTCTTCTTTGGCTGTTTTGCCCTTTAACATAGTTATATTTTCTATATCTAATATGTTTTTTTCATGATATTTTATTTCTTTTTCTATCTTGTCTTTTACTTTTTGAACTGTAATACTATTTTCCATTATAAAATCCAAATGTTTATTATCTTGTATATGGAATTTTTTTAATTCTTCATTCTCTTTTGCATACTTATTTATTTTAGTTTGCTGTTTATCCAGTTCATTGTGCATATATTCATTTTCTTGCAATACTCTTTTATAATCTGATAAAATATCTATACTTTTAACTAAGGCTTTTATGTCTGGATCACAGTTCATACAACTTCCTCCAACACATTCTATTATTTCTTTATGTTCTCTCCTAGCTTTTAATATCAGTTCTAATTGTTTTATTGTTGTTTCTATACCATTTTCTTTCACTTAATCACCCCAAACTTCTTTTCTTATTCGTTCTTCTTCCTCTTTTTCTTGCTTCCATATTTTATCTTCTAATGCTTTCTTAGTTGTTCTCCAGCCTATATTCCAAAAAGCATCTCTTTCAAGCTCTCCTTCATAACTAAATTGAGCAGGTATATATTCTCTAATAAATTCTATCAAGCCTTCTTTTTCTAATTCTTTACAATATTTTCTTGCCTTGTAGTATGATATGTTTTGAATTTCAGCTAAACCTCTTGTACTTATTACATATCCGTGGATTCATAATACAAACATCATTTTTGCACAAAATTCTAAAAATTGATTGTTTTATACTATTTTCCTTCACTAAAAATCATCTCCTAGTTTATAATTTCGTACCCTAACTCTCTTAATCTATTGCAAATTGGTCTATATGTATTGTCTGTAGTATCCCAACTTTTAAATTGTATTACTTTCCAAATTTCAATTTGATTAAATCTTTTATCTGTTATTCTGTCTAATATTCTTTGAACTGCTTTTTCCTTGTTATTTATAATTCTTCCATCAGGATAATCCTCATCTTCTTCTGTAAATATATCTATATATAAATGTTGTAATTTTCTTATATCTTTTAATGCAATTTTAATTTTATTTTTGTTAAATTCTAATCTATACATTCCTTTTTTCTTTTCTTTACCAATTTCTTTTAAATCTTGTTGTTTTATCATATGTTTGCCCTCCTTTTTATTTGGTTAACTGCATTAGTCCAACATTTTGTGCACCCTATACTTTCATAATTGCAGGTATCTTCTTCTTTTTGTTTATCTATTTTCTCTGAACCAAATATATCTGATGGGCACATATCTATTCCACCATAACTGAATATTTGATGACATCCCTCTTCTGTTGCATTTTCTATTATTATTTTCATTATTTCCTTATATGTAATATCTTCATCCGCTTCTTCATTCATAACAACTTTCTTTTTTCCAGACATATCATAAACATTACTCATTTTTTCTGTACCTCTTTTTTATTCTTCATTATCATTTGCCACTTGCAATATACACATAATTGCAATTCCTATAAATGTACCTATAAATAATCCTATTAAAAATTTAATCATTCGCTTTCCTCTTTCTTTTTCATTTTACTAATTTTTAAATCTTCTAGCACTCGTGTTTTATATATTCTAGTTTCCCAGTTATCTTTTAACTTTCTTATATTTTTTAATAATTGTGCAATATCACCTGTAATTAATTTATTGTTATATTTATCTGCAAATCCTTTTAATGTTGATATAAATTCGAGCTTATCTTTTATTACTCTTCTTTCCTGTCTAACATTTCTCAACCTTACTGCAACTTTTGAAAGTTCAAATGCATTTAGCTTACTTAACTCTATCTCATGTAATAGATCATCTTGTTCTAATTCTTTAATTCTTAATTCATTTTTTAAATCTGAATTTGTTCTTTCAATATATGTAAAAAAGTAATTCATTTCTTTTGCAAATTCTTCAACTTCATCTATATTATCTATTTTCATCTTTTGCCTCTTCCTCTCTTGTAATTTTTATCCTTAATGTTCTTTTTATAAAATCTTTACAAGCCTCTTGCTGTGAGTTTTCTATTTTGCTACAAAAAGGATATTTTCCACATTTTATACACTTCATGTTTATTCTCCTAATATTCCTCAATTTTCACATAAATTCTTGGTGTTCTACTATATTTCTTTTCAATTTCTAATTTTGTAACTTGTGTATCATCTTTAAAAGCAAATTTATTCATTGCATCCAATACTATTTTCACAATATTATCTGCATCAGGTTTTTTAGTTGGACTTATAATATTTGCTAACATTTCCGCTTCTTTCTTTTTACTTGTACTCTTTGGAATTCCAAAATAAGCTATTATTGTTACTTTTACCCTTGATTCTATTGTTGTAAAATTAGGATATTCTCTAATAAACCATTGTCTTAAAAAGTATTCATAATTTTTTGTATTAGTTGGTGTATAAGCTCTTCCTGTTCTTGTATTCATTCGTGGTCTTGCTTTTCCAACTACATCACCTATCATTTCAAATTCATACATCATTGGTATCACCTCTTCATTTATTTTTTCTCCAATTCTTTTAATACTGGATTTATACATTTATTGCATAATACGATTTTTACTTCTCCTCTTTTTGTCAACGAATGTGGTAATACAACAATTCCTCCTGTCATTTCAATTTTCTTTTTTAAAATTTTTATTTCATCTCCGCAATAATCGCATATATAGTAATCATAGTCCTTTTCATCTTTATACCTTATTAGATGTCTGCCTTCTGTTGGTTTTAGCTTTAATTTTGTATATAGAGGGACTTTTTCTCTGTAACATAAATTTTCAAAATTCATCATGTTTTCCTCCTATTTTCCATTTCATCGTGCAAACAAACCATAAAGTAATCTATAATTTCTTTTATTTTGTAATTTTCTTTTTCTGTTATATATTTTTTAGTTTTATAATATTTCAATATGAACTTGTCCCTTGTAAGTAAATTCAAATAAATTTTATGTGGACTTAAATATATTTCTTTTATTGCCCAAAACATTATTTTTTCGTCCAGCACTCTTTCCTCCGGCATAAGCTCATAAATGTTACTATCTTTTACATACATCTCTAATCTAGAATAAATTAAAATCAAATTATTTCTATCGTTTTCTGTTAAGCCAATTTTTTCTCCGCTGCCCCCTTTATAGATATAATTAAATAATAAGTTTAGTTTAGTTATAATGTGTTCGTCTGCCTGTTCGTTCGCTTGTTCACTCGCTTGTTCATCTGCTTGTTCGTTCGCTTGTTCAAATTGTATAAATTCATCATTGTATAATTTATTTATCGTATATGTAGATGCAACATTTTGATTTGTTCCTTTTTTATAAAGTATATATTGATTGTTAATAAGTTCATTTCGTGCCCTTTGTAAAGCAGATATGTTTAATCCCTTTACTTTGCTCATTAGAATAGTATTTGTAACCTTAAACTCATAAAGCCAATCTGTCTTACTTGCTATCTGCAATAATACTAAATATATTGAAATGGCATTTGCAGAAAGTGGCTTGAAGTCTAATATTGAATAAAATTCAGAGAGCTGTTTTTGAATATCTATTTTGTTTTTCGTATTCACATACTACACACTCCTTCCTTTGTAAATTTATAATTCTTTTGCTGTTTTTAATTTAATTTTTCTTGCTCTTTCTAACATTATGTGATAAAATAAAAACAGAAAGTATTTATCTAAATATTTTTTATGAATCATCTATTTTTCAGTTTGGTTGCTGATAGATGGTTCTTTTTTATTTATATTGTCATTACATATAAATAATATTTCTTGTAAGATTTCTCTTAATTCCGCTTCATTATGAAACTCATCTATATCAGAAATAAGATCTTTTATTTTTTGATATCCCATATTTTCTCCTTTCATTCTAAACATTGAATTTTTAATTTTATTTAATGTTGATTTCATTTCTATATGTTTCTTTTTATGTTCTGATAAATCAATACATTCGTTTAGTAATTCTTGGTAATATTTAAGCATAATATTTTCTCCCTTATTTTTGATTTTTATTTTCTTCGCTTTCTTCTAAAATCACCTCTAAAACTAATATAATTATTAATCCTAATATTGGTATTAAATATTCTCCTCCATAAGCTTTATATCCTCTTATTGCTGTTGCATAAGCAATTGATTTTACTGTCAATATTATTGTTGCTATTATTACTAATAATTCTATTATTCTTACTATAAATTTCTTTTTATTAACTATTTTCATTTTTTATTTTCCTCCTATCAATACCTGTTTTAATAGTTCAAGTTTTGTTTCTGCTTGTATTCTTTTTTCTTTTTCAGTTTCATATAGTTCTCTGCTAACAGTGTCACCACCAATTTTTATTTTGTAATGTCCACCTTCTGTTTTTTCGTATTCATATTTTCCACTAGCTAATAATTGGAAAGCTACTTCTTTTCCTATTTTCTTTCTTCTCATAAATTCTTGAAGAGATATCCATTCTTCATCGTTTGGCATTTTAATTCCTCCTTTAATTTTGTGTGTCGTTCCGCATTTTTTAATTTTTTCATATTTCGTCCTCTTTCCGTTAAGTTTTTCCTAACTTTCAACTCAAAAAAATTTCTCTTAATTCATCTGCCGTTAAATTTAATTCTTTGTCTATCTTCCTTATATCATCTTGAGAAAATTTAACTTTTCCACTTGCTTTTTGACTAAATGTTGCACTTGATATGTTTATATTTTCTGCTAGTTCCTTCATAGTCAATCCTCTTTCTGCAATTTTCGCCTTCAATTTATTTGTATTCGTCATTATATGCCCTCCTTTCTGTTAAGTTTTTCCTAACTGGGATTATATTACCAAATCTATTTTTTATTGTCAATACTTTTTTCAAAAAAAATTTGTTTTTTCCTAATTTTTTTTGAAGTTTTTTAAAAAAGTTTGACTTTTCTTAATTTTTAAAGTATAATCATTTTATTGAGAGGTGATAACAAATGAGTAATTTAATAGATACTTTTGCACATAGACTAAAATATGCAATAAAAATTAGAGATGTTAGACCAGTAGATATTTCAAAAGTAACAGGTATTTCAAAAACTAATTTAAGTTGCTATATGTCTGGAAAATATGAAGCAAAGCAAGATGGTGTTGAAATATTAGCAAAAGTTCTTGATGTCAACCCTGTTTGGCTTATGGGATATGATGTTCCTATTGATAGGAATTATGAAAAAAATAAGATTATCGAAATAAATGTTATAAATTTACACACAAATGAAATTATTGAGAAAATTCCATTTGTATATAGAACAGATATTGCCGAAGATGATCCAAAAAACTTTTTTGCAATACAAGCATCAGATAATTCTATGGCACCACTTCTTGATATTGGAGATATAGCAATAATAAAAAAATTCACTACTTTTACAAACTCAAAAACATACCTTCTAAAAATAAAAAATGGTAATCCTATAATTCGTAAAATAATACAATCTGACAATGGAGAAATAGAATTACAAGCAATGAATATGTGGAATTTTCCTACTCAAAATGGTCTAAAAATGGAAGATATTGAAATACTAGGAGAAGTTGTAAGGGTTGAGAATAAAAGTGCTTTTAAATAGAAAATAAAAAGAAAGGAGATGTATTTTATGACTTGTACTAAATGTGGTAGCTCAAATGTAAATGTTCAAATGGTATCAGAATCACAATTAAAAAATAAACATCACAGTATTTTATATTGGTTATTTATTGGTTGGTGGTGGAGACCTTTATTATGGTTCTGTCTAACTATACCAATGATATTTGTAAAGTTATTTGGACATAAAAAACAAAAGCTAGTAACAAAACATTCAAGTATGGCAGTTTGTCAAGACTGTGGACACAGTTGGAAAGTATAATAAATAAAAAAAGAGCAATGTGTTTCATTTTTGCGGAACGACACACATTACTCTAGGACATAACCACTTGAAAAGTGATTACTTTTGTATTATATATAAAAAGCCTTCATTTTTCAAGTGTTAATAAAAAAATATTTGAAAAAATGGAGGTTTTTTATGGCAGTAAAAACAAATAGCGAAATTAATGGCAACAAATATTACCGAGTTAGAAGAGTAATAGGTCATGCATCAGATGGTTCTCCAATATTGAAGAATTTTTATGGCAAAGGCATGAACGAAGCAAATGAAAAAGCAGATAAATATATCCAAGATTTAAAATTAGGATTACAAACTTCTAAAGGAGTTATAACAATTTCATCTTTGTTTTCAAAATGGTTGTTTAACAATAAGAAAAATACAATTAAACGCTCTACTTTTGAAGCATATGAAGGATTATATAGAAACTATATAGAACCTGATATAATTTCAAATAGACCAATCAATGAATTAAAATCTATTCATATACAACAATATTATGATAGGTTAAAAAAGAAAAAAGCTGTTCATTCAACTAAAACAGTGTCTTCAAAACGAATAAAATCTATTCATAAGCTGTTACATTTATTTTTTGTATATGCAGAAAAAGAAGGTTATATATTAAGAAATCCTTGCAATAATGTTACTATTCCAAAAGAAGAAATATCTGCAAATGAAATATTAGAAAATAAACTGAAGTTTGATTATTTTAATAAAGAAGAAATACAAACCATATTAAAAGAATTTGAAGGCAGTTCTTATAAGGATATTGTTGTATTTGCACTGGCTACTGGTATGAGACAAGGAGAAATATTAGGCTTACAATGGAATGATTTAGATTTTGAAAAAAGAACTATTAGTGTATTGCATAATCTAACCAATTCAGCAGACTTTGATGAAAAACATAAAAGGACATATAGTCTAAAATTATCAACTCCCAAAAGTAATAATTCAATAAGAACTATACCTATGAATGACACAGTTTACAACATGCTTATAAATAAAGAAAGAACTAACACCATGGTATTTCCAAGTAAACAAAACACTTACATTTGCAATAAAAACTTATTAAAAGTATGGCAAAGAAAATTAAAAAATGCAAATATTCGTTATAGGAAATTCCATGACTTAAGACACACATTTGCAACTTTAATGTTAGCAAACGGCTGCGACCTAGTTACACTTAAAGAATTAATGGGACACAGCAGTATAAAAATAACTGAAATTTATCTTGAAGCTATCCCAGAAAATAAAACGGATAGTATTAAAAAAATGGATTTTATAATAAACTAATTGGCTAAATAGTGGCTAATAACCAAAATAGCAAGGTGTTACAAAACTCTGTAACCCTTGCTATTACTGTATTTATTATTCGATGATGTCAGCAACAACACCTGAACCAACTGTTCTACCACCTTCACGAATAGCGAATCTTAATCCTTTTTCGATAGCGATAGGAGTAATTAATTCGATTGTCATTGATACGTTATCTCCAGGCATAACCATTTCTGTTCCAGCAGGTAATTCAATAACACCTGTAACGTCTGTTGTTCTGAAATAGAATTGTGGTCTATATCCATTGAAGAATGGTGTATGACGTCCACCTTCTTCTTTTGTTAAAACGTATACTTCTGATGTGAATTTTGTATGTGGATGAATTGTTCCTGGTTTACATAGAACTTGACCTCTTTCGATGTCTTTTCTATCAATACCTCTTAATAGAACACCAATATTATCTCCAGCTTCAGCTTGATCTAATAATTTTCTGAACATTTCTACACCTGTAACAACAGTTTTTCTTCTTTCTGTTGTAAGACCGATAATTTCAACTTCGTCTTGTAATTTTACTTGACCTCTTTCTACTCTACCTGTTGCAACTGTTCCACGTCCTGTAATTGTGAATACGTCTTCAACTGGCATTAAGAATGGTTGATCAATTGGTCTTTCTGGTGTTGGGATGTAACTATCAATTGCATCCATTAATTCTTTCATAGGTGCATATACAGGATCGTTAGGATCTGTAGATGTACTTTCTAGAACTTTTAGTGAAGAACCTTTTACAATTGGAACTTCATCTCCTGGGAAACCATATTCAGAAAGTAAGTCTCTTACTTCCATTTCAACTAATTCTAATAATTCTGGATCATCAACCATATCGCATTTGTTTAAGTAAACAACGATATATTTAACACCTACTTGTCTAGCAAGTAAGATATGCTCTCTTGTTTGAGGCATTGGTCCATCAGCTGCTGATACAACTAGTACAGCACCATCCATTTGTGCAGCACCTGTAATCATGTTTTTTACATAGTCAGCGTGACCTGGACAGTCAACGTGTGCATAGTGTCTTGCATCTGTTTCATATTCAACGTGAGCTGTATTAATTGTGATTCCTCTTGCTTTTTCTTCTGGAGCACCATCAATTTGATCATATGCTTCATATTGAGCTTTTCCTAATAATGATAAATATTTTGTAATAGCTGCTGTTGTTGTTGTTTTACCATGGTCAACGTGACCAATTGTTCCGATATTAACGTGTGGTTTGTTTCTTTCAAATTTTGCTTTTGCCATTTTAAAATTCCTCCTTATTTTTGAGATTTCTCTCTTTTATTTTTATGGTATATACAACTCAGCTTATTGCTTAGCTGTATAAGTTAACTTTACACTATTTTTTCGTTACAAAGCTAACCAAAAATTTAATAACTATTTATTACACAGGCATTTTATAACATTTTTTATAAAAAAGCAAGTGTTTTTGTTTTTCTTATTTGAAATTTAATATAAAATTAATAT